AAGAGGTATCGCTATGCTCAGAAAAGTTAAACTTTATGGAGAATTAGCTGACTTTATAGGTCATAAAGAATTAGATGCTGTAATAAATTCTACTGCTGATGCAATACGTTTTCTTGTTACTAACTTTCCAAAGTTAGAAGCACATATGGCAGATAGATATTATAAAGTGCTTGTTGATGATTATGAAATAGGAGAAGAAGATATACATAATCCGATAGGACAATCAGATATAAGTATTGTTCCTGTAATTACTGGTGCAGGTGGAAATACAGGAAAAATACTATTAGGTGTTGCACTGATTGGAGGTGCGTTTGTTTTTGGTGGTTTAACTTTTGCTGGAGGTTTTGGAAAATCTCTTGCAGCAGCAGGTGGCTTTACTAAAGCTGCATTTGGAGTAGGTTCTGCCTTAGTTTTAAGTGGAGTATCGGATATGTTATTTCCTTTACCTGATATACCTAATTTTTCAAGCGAAGAAGATCCACGCATATCATTTAGCTTTTCTGGTATTCAAAATACTAGCAGGGCTGGAACTAGCCACCCTATTGTTTATGGAGAGATAGTAACAGGATCAGTTGTTATCTCTGCTGGGATTGACACTAATCAGGTATCAGCATGACAGATAAAATCATTAGAGGTTCTGGTGGTTCTCCTCCAACTCCACCATCTCCGACAAGAGCACCTGATACTTTAAACAGTAGACAATTTGCTACTATTCAAGATTTATTGTCTGAAGGAGAGATAGAAGGTTTTGCTACTCCTTCAAAAGCAGGACTTACAAAAGGATCTACAGCTTATAACAACGCAGCACAAAAAGATATATTTTTAAACGATACTCCTATTCTCAATCCAAGTGCCAGTAATACAAGTCCAGGAACTTCTGACTTTAATTTTCAAAATGTAAGTTTTACACCTCGTTTTGGAACGTCAAATCAAAGTCATGTTCCAGGAATTGAAAGTAGTCAATCTTTTACAAGTGTAGGAGTAACAGTAACAACTTCTTCTCCTGTTACTCGTCAAATAACAAATACTAATGTTGATGCTGCAAAAGTAACCATAACATTTCCACAACTACAAAAAGCCACAGATCAAGGGGATTTACTTGGTTCTACTGTTGAGTTAAAAATACAAGTTCAATATAATGGTGGTGGTTTTAGTGATGTTCTATCAGATACTGTCACTGGTAGAACTGCTGATGCGTACCAAAAAGAATATCGTGTAAATATAACTGGTGCATTTCCTGTAGATATTAGAGTTGTAAGAGTTACAGCAGATAGCACTACTTCTAGTCTTGTTGATGCTTTTGCTTGGACAAGTCTTGGTGAGATTATTGATGATAAACAGACTTACCCCAATAGTGCATATACCAACCTACGGATAGATTCTGAGCAGTTTAGTTCTATACCAAAAAGAGCTTTCCGTATCCGTGGAGTAAAAGTAAGGATACCAGGAGCAGGAGCATCTAACTCTGGTACACCTACTGTTGATTTACAGACAGGCAGAATAATTTACCCAAGTGGCTATATCTTTAATGGAACTATGGGTGCTGCTGTCTGGTGCTCATGCCCTGCAATGATACTTCTTGATCTGTTAACTACTGAAAGATATGGATTTGGAACACATATTACAGACAGTAATCTAGATTTATTTAGTTTTGTAGCAGCCAGTAGATATGCAAATGAATTGGTATCAGATGGTTTTAATGGGCAGGAAGCAAGGTTTAGTTGCAATGTAAATCTACAAGGATCTATGGAATCTTACCAGTTGATAAATGAATTAGCTGGTGTTATGAGATGTTTTCCAATATGGTCTGAAGGTTCTGTAACTATTACGCAAGATAAGCCAACAGATCCAAGTTATCTTTTTAGTTTGGCAAACGTAGGTGAAGGTGGGTTTTCTTATTCTGGCAGCAGTTTAAAACAAAGACATACTGTCGTCTCTGTCAGTTATTTCAATATGGATAGTAGAGAAATAGATTATGAAATTGTAGAAGATACTACTGCACAGGCAAAACTTGGAATAGTAAAAAAAGATGTAAAAGCATTTGCTTGTACTTCTCGTGGTCAGGCTCAAAGATTAGGTAAGGCAATATTATTTAGTGAACAAAATGAATCAGAAGTTATCAGTTTTACAACATCAATAGATGCAGGTGCAATCGTAAGACCTGGATCTGTTATCTCTGTAAATGATCCTGTTCGTGGTGGAGAGAGAAGATCGGGAAGAATAAAAACAGCAAGCACTACGCAGATCACTGTAGACAGTACACAGGATTTAGATACATTTACTGGAACAAATAAAAAATGTAGCGTCATATTGCCTGACGGCACAGTAGAAACTAAAAACGTAACTGGAGTTGTAGGAAGTGTAATTACCTTGGATTCAGCTTTATCTGCAACACCTAATGCAAATGCTATATGGCTACTTCAAAGTTCTACTTTAGAAGCACAAACATTTAGAGTAATAAGTGTTGAAGAGCAAGATGGTATTAACTATGCAATTACTGCATTAACATATATTGATGGAAAGTATGCCAATATTGAATCTGGTATAAGTTTATCTGCAAGAAGTATATCTTTACTAAACGAGCCAAAAGACCCTCCATCAAACTTACAGGCATCTGAAAGAATTGTTGTTATAAATGCTTTAGCGGTTACTAAATTAATTTTATCTTGGGTATCTGTTACAGGAGTAAGTCAATACCTTGTTCAATACAGGTTTAATAATACAAACTGGGTAAGTCAAATTGTTTTTAGACCTGACTTTGAGATTGTTGGTACAGAAGCAGGAACTTATGAATTTAAAGTATTCTCGTATAATGCTGCATTAAAATTATCTGCTACGTCAACTGATTTAACATTTAATGCTGTAGGCAAGACAACACCACCAGGTAATGTTCAAAACTTATCTATGGAGCCTATTACTAACAAGTTAGTAAGACTTAGATGGACAAAAGCCGTAGATCCTGATGTTTTACATGGTGGAAGAGTATATGTAAGACATAGTAATTTAACTGATGGCAGTGGTACGTTCCAAAACTCAGTTGATCTTGTTACTGCATTAGCTGGTAATACAACGGATGTTGTTGTTCCTTCTTTAGATGGTGAGTATATTCTTAAATTTCAAGATGACCAAGGAAATTTTAGTACTGGAGAAGCTAGTGTAATACAGGACTTACCTGACCTCATTGATACACAAGTTATATTGCAGGATCGAGAAGATTTAGACAGCCCTCCATTTCAAGGAGTAGATACTAATACAACATTTAATACTACAACCAGTGCATTGCAGCTTACGAATCCAGCTACAAATGCAACAGGAGAATATGCTTTCAAAGATATTTTAGATTTAGGTGCTGTATTTTCTCTTGATTTAAAAAGAGTTATACGTTCTATTGGTTTTGTTATTGGTACAGATATAGAAACGATTATCCCAAGTGGATCTTTCTGGGACGATTATGCTATTGACGGTAATTTTGATGGTCAGGCAGCAGATGAGGCAAACTGTCAGATACAGGTAGCAACATCACAGACAGCATCAGGTAGTTTTGGATCGTTTAATAATTTTGCAAATGGAACATTTAAAGGTCGTAGATTTAAATTTAAATTGATATTAGAGACAACTAATGTTTCACAAAATATGAACGTGCAGCAAGCAGGTTTTACAGCAGAGTTTCAATCAAGAACAGAACAGAATTATCAAACAGGAGGCAGCACTTCTACTGCACCACAACAATCTGGTACGTCAGCAAAGACAGTTACTTTTGGCACACCATTTTTTGTCGGCACTTCATCTTTAGGAGGAGCAAATGCTTTTCTGCCAACTGTCGGTATAACAATTCAAAATGCACAATCAGGAGATTTCTTTACTGTGACTAATGTTTCTGGTACAGGATTTACTATAAGTATTAAAAATGGTTCTAGTTTTGTTGATAGGTCTTTTACTTTTTCTGCTGTAGGATATGGTAAAGGGGTGTAATATGGAGAAAAGTATTCTCTAAATGAGTCAGGTATCAGATTACAATATAGCCAATGCGTCAGGTGCTTCTGTGAGAAGTGACCTTAATGCAGTATTTGATGCAATAAAAACTTTAAATAGTGGTGGTTCTGATCCAAGTAATCCAGCAGCTTTTATGCCTTATGTTGATACGGCAGATAGCAATAATTTAAAAATAAGAAATGCAGCTAATAATGCTTTTGTTACGGTAGGATCTGTCGATTCTGCAAATTTAGGATTACTGCCAAGAGCAGGTGGTACGATGACAGGAGCAATATTAGCTGATGATAGTGCAGGAGCCTCCGCACCTGCTATAGCTTTTGATGGAGATGCAGACACAGGAATATTTAGAGTTGGACCTAATACTATAGGCTTTGCAACTGCTGGTGTTGAAAGAGTAGAAATCAGCGATGCTGGTTTAGATATGAGTAATGGATTACCAATAAGATTTCAAGATTCCAGTGGTGCTCCTTTTGTTGCCTTAAAATCACCTGCTTCTGTCAGTAGTAACGTAACTTTTACTTTACCTGGAGCAGATGGATCGAATGGTCAGATGTTACAGACAAATGGTTCTGGAGCATTATCATTTACAACAGTTCAAGGTGTACCAAGCGGTTCTGTATTCTGTATGGCAGTAGCTACAGTTCCATCAGGTTATTTGGAATGTAATGGTGCTGCCGTTAGTAGAACTACATATTCAGTTTTATTTGCTGTTATTGGTACAGCTTATGGAACAGGTAATGGTTCTAGTACTTTTAATTTACCTGATCTAAGGGGTGAATTTGTCAGAGGTTTTGATAATGGTAAGGGTACAGATAGTGGTAGATCAATAGCTACTTCACAGAGTTCACAAAATGCACAACACAACCATTCTATAAGTGTTTCTGGCACGACAAGTAATCCAACTCCTACTTTAACTGGAGATGTTAGAAGAATATCAGAAGGGTACAGAGCACAAGGTACTGCGAGTGGTATATTTACAAAAGAGTTAGACGGAAATAACAATATAACAGGTAGTTCTTCTACTAGCCCTGTTGCTGGTTTCAGTATAGATGCAACACACACACATACATTTTCTGCATCTGGAAATACTGGAAATCAGGGTGGTAATGAAAGTAGACCAAGAAACGTAGCTATGATGTATGTAATTAAAATTTAATTATGGCGATCCAACCTGGTACATATAATTTTACGTTGCAGCGTAGATCAGATCATACTATTCCTTTGTTGTTTAAAGATGGAAATGATGCTGCAATAGATTTAACTGGATATACAGTGGAAGCACAGGTTTGGGAAGAAACACGCACCACAAAATATGCAGATTTTACAACAACTTATACTGATCGTTCTGCTGGTTCTGTTTCTATAGCGTTGACAGACACACAAACAGCTACATTTACACCTGATGTTTTAAAATATGATGTTTTGTTAACTG